TGCGCTTGTTGTGCTTGCAGCTGCAACAGCACTCATATTCTTTTGTCTTTTCGGTAATGTGCATTTAGTCCTCATCCTCACTTTCTGTCGCATTCTTACATAACGCTATGAAATCGTCTTCTGATGCGCTTTTAATCTCCTGTTCAAGTGCGAACAATTCGTGCGTGTAAACCGGTCTTCCAATCTTTTCCTCTACGTACTTGTAGAATATTCCGATGTTGTTGCCTGTCAACATACATACACCTGTATATGCCATAACAATGGCACATTCACGTTTAGTCATCAGCTCTTACCTCCCTCAAAATATATGCTCACAATTTCAATCTCTTTCGTAACTCTCTTATCTGCTTTCACTTCGCTTCCGTCTACCGCCACGAAGCTGACTGTACCATCATAATTTTCGATAATGCCCGAACAATGGTACACCGCAATTTCATTTTCCTTGCTTGTCACTACTACCTTCATTGCTCCTCGCTTTCTGTAAGTCTTTCATAATTAACTTGAAAGATGTGTTCTATTCTTCTTATTGCAAAATTTTTCATTGACAATAACTCGTTCATATCATCTGTCACACACATTCTATTTATATTGCCCTCTAGCATATCCTTCTCATTATGAATAGTGCGTAAATCGTCATTAGTTTGTTTTCTCATTTATGCTCCTTTCTTGGTGGTCTGTATCTCATATTCCACCCTTCAATCGTATACTCTAACACCGGACTGTTCGTTGTGCTTGGGCAGTCCGCATTCTGACATTCAATATGCCATCTGCCGTATCTTAAATATGGTTTTGGGATAACTCCGCAGAATGGACACGGCTTAATTTTCTTCATACGCTCACTCCTTAAACCTTTCGTCTTCATCAATCACTATCAGCTCATCGCCTGAAAAATAATTCTGCTTGTGCTGCTCAATCGCTTTCATCAATCGCTCGTGTTTCCAATCAGCTTCTGAAACAAAATCAGCATACATTCTGTGCAGCGTTTCATCTTCACGCTGATACTTATCCGGAATCATCATCCAGGCGAATGGAATGTCACCTCTGTCTCTGATGCAATCCTCATCAAGTAGATACCACTTAACTCTGTCAGTTCTGACATTAACCCACCAATGCTTATGCGCCCACGCAAGGTATCGAAAATTGTAATACTTGGAATCTGACAGCGGACTTACAGCAAAATATATGCCTGGCTCTGCCGGTAGCTCCATCTCCGAATAATGCCAATCATCAGACCAACCATCTTCATCCTTGTATTTTCTCGATAGCTTGTATTTTTTGTCGAGTAGCTCATATTGTTCGGAGCGTGTCGGCTTCTCAGGAGCTTTCTGAACAACAACATCCATATCCGGCTTTTTCTCGATATAATCAAATATGTTCATCTGCTCCATAGGCTCATCCCTTTCTGAAACTCTCACTCTTCTCATCGTACACAAGATAAGTCTTAACGCTCTCAATCTCGCTTCTCACCTCTTTAAGCAGCTTATCAGCTCCGAGATGCTTCCAGCCGCCATTGTTGGCGATTGCCTTATCGAGTATTTTCAGAACCTCATTTCTGTCGATAAACTCCATACGTTAGTCCTTTCTCAATCCATCCAGGTTTGTTCTTCCTGCCATTACATCTTCTACTAACTGCTTTGATACTTCTTTCTGCTGCAATCTATTGTCTTTTTCAAACCCAACATCATACTTATAGCGGAGCGGGTCAAAATACACCGAATACACCTTGCCTCCTACGATCTGTTCGAGTGCCGCCAATAATTCATCTGATAATTCCATCTTCATGTCTCGTCCTCGCTTTCTGAAAACAACAACTTCTTCTCCTGCTGTCTGCCCTTCACCTCGAGCAACACACCAAGCAAAAACTGCTCAACATCTTCATCGTTGCTCGCTTTTGCGCCTATTTCACGGCAGTTCTCCATCAACTGCTTGTAATCATCATCATTCATAATTCTATCTGCACAGAGCTTTAACACTCGTTCCCTGAAAACCTCTAAATATTTACTTCTTGCCTCTGACAACATCAGCTCCTCACCTCCTTATTAGCTGAATGGTAGCTCGATATTTCCCACTTCTGACCAACCTGTCGCCTGTGTGCCTCCGTCTTCCCAGCCGAACTTATATCCTAACATGTTCGAAGCTGTGTTGTAGATGCGCTTACTGTTTGGCTCGAATGTCACGTTGAATGAATTGGCAGAGCCGCCCTTTAATCTCTCCTTGGTCACTGACATTTTTCTGTCTGTCGGTTTACTCCCTTTCAGAATCTCGGAGGGTGTATATTTCGAGTAATTGATAATCATAGTCGAATAGTTGGTTATTTCTGAACTACCGCTAATCTCATCGTTGGCATCGCTACTGTTGCCATTTTTGCGCTTATGAGCAACCAGGATTATCGCCACCTTATAATTGCGCCCTATTTCAGCCAGCTTTCTGACAAAATGAGCTTGTGCCTCGTATTTGTTGTATAAAGCATTCTCAGGATCTACAATGTCAAGTGCGGTCATTAAGTTGTCGATTAAGATCACTCTGCACTCATATTGCAGAATGGCTTGTTCGATTATTTCAAGTAGCCCCGAAAGCTCATTTTCTGAACACTTAAATAAACTATCCACATCGTAAAGCCACAATTTTTCATCAATCCACGCATCTATCTTGCTTTCCACATCGACCGATATACGAGGACTGTTTTCTAGCATATATATGTTATTCTTGCCGGCAAGCTGCAAATAGAGCCACTCCTTGAACATTCCGTTCGGAAGTTCTCCGGAATAAGCCATGCACTTATATCCAGCATCGATAGCCTTGGCGAGAACCTGGCTTGCAAATGTGCTTTTACCTTCGCCCGATTTTCCGGTGATGACCGTTGTGCCTTCGAGCGGAATGCCGCCAATGAGCGAATCAATCTCGACAATTCCGGTCTTAAATTTCTCAATCTTATCCAGGTCGATACGCTCAACATCAACGATATTAATTAATGCATCATTCTGAACATAAACAGCACTGCTCACACATTTACGGAGCTGTTCGGGTCCATATTTTTTGAGAATATCATTCGCATCCTTGCAGTCCTTATATTCGGTTTCCTTCACGTGTTTAATTCTGATAGAATTTCCAAGCCTGCGGTTAATTTCATCAAGCAGTGATATGTGACCTTTTTCATGATCGCCGAACACGATGATTTCATCGAAATTCTGACGAATCCAATTCCAACAATGCGGTAGCCACGTGAATCCGTTCGCACCGGTCGGAACCGACACCGCATTTTTGATTCCGGCCTCATCAAGTGACAATGAATCAATCTGACCTTCTGTGATGATAAGAGTGCGGCTTTCTGACGTGCAACACTCCATTCCATACAGAATGGCTTTGCAGTCCTTTTCTGTGTACTCTTTTCCATATTTTTCAATCTCCGCTTTATCGGTTCTTCTGTACTTAGCGAACTGGATCACTCCATTTTCGTCGAAAAATGGCATAGCAATTTCAGAAGGCTTATCGCCCCTGACAGTAATCTGATGCTTTCTGACAATGTCCTCGCTTATTCCTCTGCTTCTGAAATATTCAATGGCAAAGTCTTTCGGCACGATGCGTTCCTTCGGTTGCTCTAGGCGCTTATATGTGCGCCTTGTTGGGAGCTTATAATAATCATCCCATTCTCTGCCGAGACTGAAATTGAAATCTCTGGCTAACGTGAGCATATTGCCCCTTGCTCCGCAGCTGGCTCTGAAACAGTGAAACTGTCCGGTGTCAAGATTAATACTGAATTTCTCGGTGTCACTGTTCTTAACACCTTCCTTTCCGCAATAAGGGCAATACTGAAAAACTAATTCCTTGCCTTTAGGAAAAACCACGCTGCCATGTTCTTTTGCGAACCTTCTAGCATCATCTTCTGAAAAAACATAATTATACATTTTCCTCATCCCCTTCCTGCATCATCTTCAACCATTCTTCGCCGCTCATTCTGGGAGCTTCCACCTCAGGAGCGACTTCTTCCTCCTCCTTTTTCTCTGTCTTCTTCTTTTTCCTTAATTTCTTAACATTGTAACAATAACTCTCGAAATATTTCTTGGTCTTTGGGAGGTTGTTGGCTTCGACATACAAGGCATATCCTTCCGGCTCGACAACTCCTTCCGGATCATTCCATTCGTTATGCCACTTAAAAATTTTTTTTAAAAAATTCTCACTCTCGCCGAGAGAGTTATTATATATATTATTCTCGTTCTCGTTTACATTCTCATTCTCATTCTCATTCTCATTCTCATTCTCATTGTGGGATGAATGTGTCTGAATGTGTCTTAAAGTGTCTGAATGTGTCTGAATTTTTTCTTGCTTTTTACTTTCATAATATTTTCTGTTAAGCTCTGCTTTCAGCCTTCTGCGCTCATTTGACTTGTCAACGTTACCCTTGCACATATCGAAAACAGCCAGCTGTAATATGGTTAAATCTTTGGGCATTTCACCATCAAATGCATATTTCAGAATTGCTCCTGTGATGATCCTAAAATCCGGATCAGGGAGCTTCATTATTGCCTCATATTGCGATCTATACAATGTGATGGCGCTCATTAGTTCTTTATTCTTCAAAACTGATACTCCTTATCCGAATAATTCATACTCTAATTCAAGCCAGGTTCTCACTTCGTGCGTCAGGATCTTTCTCATCAGCTGCGGTGTCGTCGAAACATCTCTGCAAAAAATAAGCTGCATATTGTATTTGCTCAGAAATGAGCATAAGGATCCAATCAGTGCATTCGGTTCCATCTGAGAACGATACGAGTGATTGATGATCTTCTCCCAGCTCGCATTCTCTACGAGCAGATACATCTTTATTTTCTGCTCAGAAGCTCTGTCAAACTCTGCCGTAAATCTTTTTCTTTCAGAAGTTAAGCACATGGCTAATTCATCGATGTTCATTTTGCGTTCGATCGCCACCATTTTCGAGAAGTCGATTGTGATTGTTTGTTCAGAATTTGTCGGAATATCAAATTCTGTGGAATAATCTCCAACATCCAACTTGCGCCTTAGATAAGGCAGAGCTATCGCCTCCACCCTATCTTTAAAGCGCTGAGTAGGTTGCTCCCTGGTGTCAACCAAAAGCTTCATTGAATCGATGACTTTGTTTATTTCAGAAGGTGTCATTAATTAAATGGCAATTCCGATGCAAGACCAGCCGCAAGGTTTACGAATCCATCAGCGTCTGCTTTTGATTCAGAACTGCTTGATGCGCTGCCGCCTTTAAGAAGCCTGTCTGCCAAATATCCCTTCCAATATGTGCCCTTACGCACTTCGTCAACGCTAAGAATGGCGCTGACCTCTGTTGCGAACTTCCCTGGCTCATATTCTCTGCGGCGAACTGCAAATCCGACAACCTTATTTTTCAGAGTTTTCTCATCCCAGTTCCAAGTGTAGCCCTTGTTCGATTCCTCAATCTTACTCATTGTTGTCTTAAACTTGTTTGCGGTTCTTCCGTCTTCCTCGCTGCCGTCATCGTTCGGAACGAATACTGATACAGAACCCTTCCACCACTTCTTGTCGCCGGTCTGGCTTCTGTAATCGTTAGCGTAATAGTCCTTATAGTCACCCTCTGTGACATCAACTGAAATCTTCAGATATTCGTAGGACTTGCCCTTCTTTGATGTGCCGGTCACATCCTCTGCACCGAGTATCTTTCCAATGTAAACACCTGGTACGATTCTGCTGTCACTAATAACTGTTGCTGTCTCATAACTCTTTCTTGCTTTCATAATGTTGTTCTCCTTTTCTGTAATAAAATTAATATTCTTTTAATGCTTCTAAAACTTTCGTGATGTCATTTTCGATATACTGCTCATCGAATGCGCCTAGCGGTGTTTTGGCGGTCGAGAAATCCGCCCTCGTTTCGAACTTATGTTCTCCATCAATCACCTTCGCGTGAAGCACAACCGGAAATTTTGATTCCAGAACAATCTTGTCGAGCTTCTTTCCGCTGGTCTTAATATGCGTGAACGTGAAGCCGTCGTCTGTGTGTTCCGTCTGAGTATGACAGAGGAATATGACCGTTAAATCATCACGCACTGTTAACGCATAGTCTACGATTTCGTACACAGAAGCCGCGAGATCAACCCATTTGTCATCAAAACCGTTAAATTTTCATCTAACGCTGGACTATATCTTGTTGACTTTTTAACAAAGCATCTTCTTTACTCCATCCTCTGTGTATTCTTGAATAAACATCACCTTTATTTAGATTATAAAATTCGCACCATTCAGAAACAGTCTTCTTTTCTCCGTTGATTTCAACTAATCTTTTGTAGGGGTCTTTTATTATCGCCTGTTCAAACGGTATGCCTTTTTTAATCTTTTTGTGAAGGGTGGAATAATTTATACCAAAAAATCTTGCCCAATCTTTTAATATCATCGATTTTCCGTCATAAGTGTAAATCAAAACATTTCTTCTGTTTTTAGGTTGTTCTTTCTGTAATATCCATTTACAATTTTCCGGGCAATAATCTTTTGTGTAATCGATTCGTTCTATCGAGTAATTTTCATCGGGCATCATTCCCATATCTTCAATGAAATTTTCAAAACTGTTTCTCCATCTTTCGCAAACTTGAATATTGTCTTCTTTGTAATATCCTTTTGTTTGACTTGGCGAATAGCAGCGCGATTTCATTCCTCTCCATACTCGATATTCTTTTAATGCTTTTTTGTTCATTTTAACCTCCAAAACGAAATGCCTTGAAGGGAAGCCAACCCCCGCACTTCGATTTTTATAAAAATCTACTCTACTAACAAAGTTTTGTCTTTGCTTTCGATAGTCTCTGAGCCTTGCTTTTTCAAGCCTTGGTTGCTGATTGTCCAATCTTCAAGGTTTTTACCCTTTGGTACTTGAAGCTCTAAGGAGTTTCCAGCAGTTCACGGGGTTTTACAAGAGCATGATTTATATATACCCTTTCTCCTTACTGCGGCGCATCTCATCAGCGACCATTATTCCATTTAATGTGTCAACCACAACATAATGAATCTTTGGACACTTATCATTGATTCCCTTTAACAGGGCTAACACTTTCGCCTGTTCGTCGGTCGTGACATAGTTCTTGTTTTCAGAATTATACTGCTTCTTCCAGCCTTTCCAGCTGAGTCCTTTCTTATCGCAATCAATATAAAATGTCTCTGCCGGATTCAAGTTCCTAAGCGATGTTGTCTTGCCGGCTCCGGATTCACCCATAATTCCAATAATCATGTTTCTTCCTCCTCTTCTTCACCTGTGTTCTCTCTACGCTGAACTTCTTCAAAAGCCTTCTTAACTGCAAGGTCCTCAATCGTCATTCTGCTCTTCACTTCGCCAATAGCCGCCTTTGCGTGCTCTATGATTCTAGATGTGAAATTCTGAACATTGTTAGAGGTGATGTTCTCATCTTTGACATATTTGTTCATAAGCTCCGCATATTCCTTGATTTCATAAAGCGAAAATAAAAGATTTTCGTAATACAGCATTGTTTGCACCTCCTTGTCCTTTAATTAAATTACTTTATCGTTAAATGCTCTCCACGTGGCAACACCTCAACGCCTGGAATTGTTTCGCCTGCTTTAATCGCCTCTCTGATACGGTCGCTGTCCGGCTCCATAATCACCTTTTTGAACTTATCCGGCAGCTTCTCCGCATCAACCTTAATCGGCTGCAAACCGCCATTTTTTGATACAGAAAACGTGAATTTCTCCGTCTTAATCTTGGTCTTGCCGAGTGCATTCATCGCTTCTCTGATTGCTTTCATTAAACGGAGCTGATTGCGCTCGAGTGCATTTCTGCGTGCTCTCAATCTTTCTTCTTCTGCTTTGAGCGCTGCAATTTCATTCGTGATGTTCTGATTGACTGCCGCATAGCTGTCAGCCTTATCCTCAATCATCAGCTGAAGACTTTCAATCGTATCAGAAAATGTCTCCGGAGGATATTCCTCAATCATGTCCTGAAGCTCTCTTGCTTCCTCGGTGAGTTCGTACAACGTAAAATTAGCCATTGATGTCTTCCTCCTTTAAGTCCTTGCTCGCATAACACGATTCAATTACCGCATCCTCAAAATAGAGATATCCTCTCCACGGAAACTTATCTGTGCCATCATTTTTGTAATACACCTTCTTACCGAGAATTTTTGCGAGTTCGCGCACATCATACATATTAAGCTTGATGCGCTCTTTTCTTCTCTCGTCACGCTCTTCCTTGAATGTGTCTTTTGCATAGTAAACACCGTAGCGGAGAAGCTCGTCATATTTGTCGTTGAAGTCATACGAACTGTCACGCACTTCCTTGGCGGCTCTGATTACTTTTCTCAAATCTTCTCTTACTTCATCGGCGGTCTTTCCGTCATAATTTCCTCTCATATTCTTACCTCCTTAATACAGTCCTTTTGTTCTCAGAAACATCAAAATCAAAATCATCAGTGCGCCCACAATGGAACACACAATCACATCGCCAATCAATTCTTTCAGAAACACCCTCAACTTATTGTTTCTTCTGAAAAACCTATCATTCTTCAAGGTCAACACCTTCCTCTCTCGCTTTCTGAATGAGCTTCCAATTTTCTACCAGAATAATCGGAGCTGTAAGTTCAGCCATCTTCTTTGCATCGTAGGGCGCTGGCTCGGTTCCGCGACTTTTTGCCGAAATATACATGAAGTAGTCAAGCACCGCGCAAAGATTGACACGTGTGATTTTATCGCTTATCAGAATATCAAGACAGCTGTATCTCTCCGACTTCTGCATATCTCTGATGATGTCATAAACCTTATTACGAGAAATCTGCAAAATGCTCATTAATTGAGTGACTGTTCTGTATGGTGTCATGTGTATTCCTCGCTTTCTTCCTCTAATATTGCGTGTTCGAGGCGCTCTTTTAATTCTGCCATGGTGAGATAATTATCTTCACTTGGTTCAGAATTGTATTCATTCAATGCCTCGTTGTACTGTATTCCAAGCGCCCACGCATCCTCATATTCCTTAATCATACTTATCCTCCTTTTCATCCTCATAAGCTGGTTGTTTCCATTCCGGCGACATTACTTCCTTGATTGCCGCTTTGAGTTGAGCTTCTGAATATCCGAAAAATTCTGAACGAATGAAAGCATAGCTCTTTTTCGCATTGATTAACGCTCGAAGCTTTGGTAAATCAATCCTTCTTTTGGGTGTGCTAGCTTCTTTTTTCTTTTCAGAATCTTCGTTTTTCTGCTCTGCCGGCACTTCATACGGATTCTCACGTATTCCGACCGCGTCAAGCTTTGCGGTGGAGATTCCGAACAGATTAAGTCTAGTCCTTGCGCTTTCGTGTGAATATCCGTTGAGCCTTAACAGAACATAAGCTGATTGAATGTTTTTGTTTATCAGAAAATAATCGATTAAATCCGGTGGAATAAATATGCGTTCCTCTTCCGGAAGATTCGGTTCTGACAAATTAAATCTAATCCTTGAATCAATCTCCATTAGTGAGTTTCCTCAATTCTGCACGCATTTCTCTGTTCTGACGCTTCAATTCTCTGCGTTCTCTTTCATCTGCATCGCATGCCCATTTCATCAAACCACAGCCAATCATCAGACTTGCGCCAATCATCCAAATCAACTCAAACAATGAAAATGTAAACATCATAAACACCTCCTAAATTGTTCTAACAAGGGAAAACAAATCATCAATCATTTCAAGCAGCTTGTCTCTATCAATGTCAAACATCTCAATAAGCGCATCTTTGTCAAGCTCCTTCACGCACACCGGACACATCTCGACAGTCTCCCAAGGCTTATCAGCGTTAAGGTCGAAATACTTATCTCCGACATTGATTGAGCGACCGCATTTGCAGCATTTATACATAAGCGCCTCCTTAATCCTTGAATCTTCTCGAATAATTGGTATACAGTGTTTCTCTGAGTGAATCCTCGATGTCATTCTGTGTGAAACAGAATTCCTTTGCCATTTCTTCCTGGTTCATCTGATCCACACATTCATCACAGATATATTTTCCGCTCCAAACCGGGCGGTTTGTTTTTTCATCCTGGATGAACTGCTCATACATCAAATCATTCTTCTCGAACTTGCGCCCACATCTCGCACAACATTCCATTTTTAACACCTCCTTATTGCCTGTCAGTCAACTTTTTCAACAAGAAAAATCTCGTGCATCTGCTTATTAGACAGATTCAGCGCATTCTGAATCGCTAGAAGCTCACTTTGCGTGAACTCTGTGACATTGTTGATTTTGTTGGATAAGGTCTGAACTTTGATTCCGGTAAGAACTGCCAGCTCCCTGATCGTGATGCCCTTTTCCAACAGAATCTGCTTTAACTTTAACGTGTCAGTCATACATTCTCCTTTCTGAAAATATTTTGTTGCATCTCCGTCAACAAGGACATCATATCACAATGTTGTCTCAATGTCAACAATTTTTTTTGTTGTTGTACAACAATTTTTTTTGTTGCTTTTTGTCATATTAATCAATTACGCAGAATTTATTTCAGCGCAAACAAAAAAGGACCCCGACCAAAGCTGATCGGGGTACAAGGAGGTGTTCTCGTGGAAGTAAAATAAAGATGTCCGAAAACACAATATATATTTAAAAGGTGAATATGAGGTCTAATTAACGCGGAAGTGATGTTTTTGTATGGTAGTTGAAAGTGCTATAAACATTTTTAATCAAGGATTGGAAAAACGCTATATGCGAGGCTCACTTCCGCGGGGGTAGCTCAAATATGAGGTGCGACCTTTATCGCCGCACCCAATATTACTCAGAAAAATCTTAATGTTGCCTAGCGCCTGTTTAGCTAGGCAGTCACGAATGATTATTAGTTATCAACTCTGTAAGTTTTAATGTCTTACAGTACATTATACGCCAGTAATAAAAATATTTTGAACAAACATAAGTAATAATATGTTAAATATTTTTATTAGTAGAGCGGTGAATTAAGCCGCCCTCCACTTATTATTGTATCACAAACTTGACCAATACGCAACTAAAATTTACCAAATTATCAATATTTCTTCAGAAGGGAGGAATATGACGAACGCAAATAAAAAGTGGGGTAAGCCGCCAAAGCCTACCCCTTTATTTTATTTCTTATTGTTCTCATTGTCCTCGATATACTTATCAATGAGCTTCTCGAGAATATATGTCATTGATTCTCCGTTTTTATCAGCAATCGCTTGGAGCTTGTCCTTCTTAATGTTGGAAATTCTGAAACGGATATATGTGTCCTTTGCCATGCGTGCCTCCTATTAGTAATTAGTGTCAGGTTCGTCATTCATAACCCCCTCAACGTAGCTGCAAGGCGCTGGAATGGTGTAACCATCTTCAAGCTTCCAGTAAAAATAGATGTCGTCGTCCTCTTCCTCTGCCCATTCTTCCATATATGCTTCTTTTTCAGAATCAAGGTCAGTTTTAAGGTCTTCCTTGTCAATAAGGATGCACTTGTGAATCATATCGACCGGCTGTGTATATCCCTTTGACTTTGAGTGGTAGTCAACTTCGATGTCTAATCTGTATTGTACGGTGTCATAATCGGTGTCATTTACGTACACTCTGATTTCTGCATCTTCGTCGCCTCTGTCACTATAAAGCTCCCAAGCCGCCTTGATGGCTTCTATCTTGTCCTTGTATACGCTGATTAAAAATTCGTCACCGTTACTCTTTGTCCAAAGCTGGAACTTGTAGTTCTCCCTCAGAAACTTCTGTTCGTAGTCCTCTAAATCCCAATTGTCGAGGTCAAATGTTTCTCTCTCATTGTCATCTTCACCGTCGCTTGTTACCGCATATTCGAGGTCGTTTGCGATATATTCTGCAAGCTCCTTTGCCTCATAACCTTTTGTTCTGTTCTTCCATTCGTTAATCTGCTGTGCGAAGTACTCAACCTTCTCTTCGTATGTTCTCTCATTCCACTTCATATTTTTGTCCTCCTTGATATTTGTTTGTTGTTTGGTATTTCTTTGTTGTGATTATATATTATCACAATGTTATCACAAAGTCAAGCACTTTTTTAAAAATTTTTCAAAAA